AAGCGTATAGCTGCGAAGAAGCGTGCGGAAAAGAAGGCTCTCGACAGGAAGATTGCCACCAACTTTATGAAGGCCATGACCACCCGTGTCACGACCCCCACAATGAAGGTTGTTCGGGCGGTTTCTCCTGTGCGTATCCCCAGACCTACTAAGAAAGCTCAACCCATTACCAAGGAGGAAGCCATCAAGCGTATCGGTGCCATGAAGGGTCTCAATGGGAGTGCGAAGGGTAAGCTCATCAATCGTGTCAAGATGGGAAAAATGTCTCCTCGTCGTGTCGTCAAGGTTGCCCGTGAACTTTCCAGATTGAACGCACCGGGATACCGCGTTGAGCTGTAAATTTACTCATCTTTAGATAGGTCATTATAGACCTTCTCCTCTGTGTCGTAGAAGGTTTCACTATCCCCGATCATCATATCCCTTACGGTTTGGTACAACACAGTTGAGAGGGCAAATTTATAAGCCAGGAACCCCACAAAAGTAGCTCCATAATCAAAGTCGAACGCGAAAGGTGCGTTATTCCACGACACTTCAAAAGCGGCGGCACCGAGTGGTGCCAAGAACTCCTTCTGAAATGTCGAATTTTCGAGTTTATCCACCCGATCGGAGAGAAGACTCACATACGCGTACGACGCGGCAGCTCCTAAAACAGCCGATACACCCTGGTCGGCACCTTGTGTGATGAAATAGGAGGCACTCAGAGCCGAACCATATCCAGCTGTAGACCTCTTGAGGGTTGTCTTGAGGCGGGAGTACTCAGTGGGAACGACTGGCTTGGCAAATGCGATCGTAGTCATTGTTGGTATATACAAAAGAGGCTTTATCTAACTTAAACAGTAGAAGTCTCATACAGATATATGGATATTCGCCATTGTGATGGACGAGATCTTTTAAAGAGTTTGGCCGATGGGTCAGTAGATTTGATATTGACGGATCCACCGTATATCATTTCACATGAAACCGGTATGAATGCTCTTCATGACGCAATTGAATCTGGTAAGAACTTAACAAAGACTGAAAAAGAGTGGGAAGACTATCTCATTGAGAATGATGCCGCTAAAACAACACCAAATGCGAAGGAAAATTTCTTGAAGTATGGAACTATCTACGGAACAAAGTATAGTGTCAAAACAAATTATGGAGAGTGGGATGAGAAGTTCACGATGGAAACACTTGAAGATTTTATGAAGTTGTACTACAAGAAGTTGAGGGATGGTGGGACGTGTATTATTTTCTTTGATCTTTGGAAGTTATCACATCTCAAAGAGCTCATGGAAAAGTATAAGTTTAAACAATTACGTTTCATCGAATGGATCAAGACGAACCCACAACCCATAAACTCTCGAGTGAACTATCTCACAAACTCTAGAGAAATTGCACTTCTAGGAGTGAAGAAAGGAAAACCAACATTCAATGGTGAATACGACAAGGGAATTTACGAATTTCCAATCCAAGGGGGTAAAAAGAGGTTTCACCCTACTCAAAAGAGTATCAAACTATTTGAAGAGCTTATTAAGAAGCATTCAAACGAAGGTGATGTCGTCGTAGATACATTTCTTGGTGGTGGAACGACTGCGATTGCTTGTAAAGAGACGGGTCGTCGATTCGTGGGATCCGAACTTGATGAAACATACTTTAAGAGCCTAAGTGATATGAAATTAGGTGATGAGTAAAAATGGTTCGCCAAGATCGTTTAAACATCATCGATAGTCTCTTTTGTCCAGATGAGAGTGGTATTAGCCGGGAAGTGACCATCGAGGAGATTCAAGATGTCGGACTTCCGTGGTCTACAAATGGTAATATCCGATACAATCGCCCCTGGAATGATGATCGGTACATTTGGAAATTTGTGAGAGGTAAACAACGTAAAATCACGCATATTCAAATGGATGGTTGGAATCCGGATCAAATCGAATCTAAACGTCTGATTCGAAACGACATTCGTGAAGCACTCCAGAATGAACCTTGTGTCGTATGTGGTTGTAGGTCGAGTATTGTGATTGACCACAAGAACGATCTTTACAATGACCCTAGAGTGTTAGATGCTATGACACAGACGGTTGACGACTTCCAACCACTCTGTAACCATTGTAACCTCCAAAAACGTCAGGTTTCTGTCGAAATGAGGCGATCTGGGAAGCGGTATCCAGCAACCAATATTCCGAGTATAGCTATATTTGGTGTAGACTTCATATTGGGTGACGAGTCATACGACCCGGAAGATCCGAACGCGACGGTGGGTTCGTATTGGCACGACCCGGTTGCGTTTTTGATGGTTGTTCACGAACTTAAAAATGGGGGGTGATAGTATAGCATGCCTTGCCAACGTTGTAAGAAAAAATGTGGTGTACCCATTGATTGTCAATACTGTGAAGGAAGTTTCTGTCCGAGTTGTATTCACCTACCAAAACATGATTGCCAGGGTGCAGATATCAAGAAGTTGAAACAGCGTAAGGAACTCGCAGAGAAAACAGCGTTTGAACCACCACCGAAATGCTTAAAGATTTGACGACTAAAATACTCGGGCTGAGATGTCCGAGTGGTCTAAGGAGGACGACTTAAGATCGTTTGTGCTACGCACGCGCGGGTTCGAACCCCGCTCTCAGCATCCCGCACTCATAGCTCAGTGGTAGAGCGCAAGCTTAGTAAGCTTGAGGTCAGGGGTTCGAAACCCTTTGAGTGCAAAAAATATCCTCTTAACACAGGATGAATAAGGATCGTTCCATTCTTATTCATGATGTGGCTTCATTAACATTTCTCGCACCTTTTTCTGTATTATGTATCGCCGAGACGATCTTTGGATATGTGGTGTATCCGATGTTTTTGACGCACGCCCTTACGACATACATGTCTTACGACCTCGTATGGATTTTTCTCCAACCGAAAATTGTACATAGGTACAGAAGTTTGATCGTACTTCATCATTTGGTATGTCTTTTAGCTCTTCTCAGACCCCTCATGTACCCATATGAAGCTTTTATCGTCAGTCGTGTGGGACTAGTTGAAATTGATACATCTTTACTTACTATTCGAAGACTTACACCTAGAAACAGCTCCTTGTACCCAGCAATTAATAAGTTGTATCACACATCAAATGTTTTGATTCGTGTTGGTTATGAATCATGTATGACTTTATATTTGTCTTACTTTTATGCATATGAAGATGTATACACCAAGTTGTATATCTTGGGGTGTCAATATTTCATAAATATTTTCAGTTGTGGTATTTGTACACTCACATATTTGAAGAAAAATAATTAGTTATAGTAAGATGTTCTTGTGGTTACTTGAACTTGTATATAAAGAACGAGCTAGAAATGGTATTTCACCTAGATTTGGTCAACCACCGACTTAAGGAATTAGATTGTAATAAAAATAGATGTCCCTCGGGGTCAAGAAACTTTGTTTTGATGCTATTGTGCCTACTCGTGGCTCTGATCGTTCTGTGGGATATGATTTATACAGCTCCGAAGATGCCATGGTTCCGTGCCAGGCTGGTCGAGCTCTCGTAGGTACTGGTATCACGGTGGTCTTACCTGAAGGTGTATATGGTCGTGTAGCTCCTCGTTCGGGTCTAGCTGTTAAGCACTGCATCAATGTTGGCGCGGGTGTTATTGATCCCGATTATACCGGTGAAATTAAAGTCGTCTTGTTCAACCATGGAGAGAAAGACTTTGAAATCAAGAAGGGGGATCGTATCGCACAACTTGTTCTTGAGCGTTGTGAAACGCCACCAATTGAGGAAATTAACATAGTAGAAGATACTGAACGGGGTTCTGGTGGATTTGGTTCTACAGGTCTTTGAAAATACTGTCTTCACAAAACCATAAATCTTCTGGTTGGGGCATGAAAAGGACACCCTTGGTCATTGTCATGTATAGCTTGGATTTGTTGACATCTGGATAGGACAATAACATCCATCGTTCCCAGTATTCAGCTCTAAAGAAATCTTCCCAATCTTCCTTTTCACTTTCATCTACACCCAACATACCCCGATGAATTTCACGGTGGTTTGTCTCTATCCGCAACTTCTTAGGAATCACAGCACCTTTCCTAATAAGATGTGCACGCATGAGACGAGCATCGCCATGATCTGTGTAATATTGAACACCTTTCTGACCAAAATCTATAGCTCTTTTACTTGGAAGAATCACACGATACTTATGACTCACAGATGGACTGGGCTTAAGAACGACGTGCATACTATTTGTAGCGAGGAAAAATAATGCACGAATATACCACACAGGATGGTATCATCATACGAGTTGGACAATCAGCGAAAGAGAATGATATGCTTACAAACTCGAGTGACCCAAAGTGTTGGTGGATGCATGCGAGTGGTTATCCAGGTGCACACGTTGTAATATGTTGCGACGGGGACCAGGTTCCTAGAGAGACGAAGAGGGATGCCGCTGTCTTAGCTATACATCATAGTAAAACACCGAGTTCGAAGATGTCTTGGGTTGATATAACAAGGGTCGAAAATGTCACATCTTTGAAGCAGCATGGACTTGTTACACTCAAAGGTAATGTCACTCAACTCACAATATTTATGAACCGTGAAAATGACCGTCTTGAATATCTAAAAAAATATTGTACTACTGTATAATGAAAGGCATCGATTATAGACTCCTTCGAACTTTTCTAGTTGTAGTCGTTCTCGTCATAGCGACAAATTATAATTACATCTTTGGTAAGAAAAAGACAGTCGAACCTGAGCCAGCCCCGGGTCCCGCCCCGGGTCCCGCCCCAGGTCCCGACCCAGAGACCCCAGAAGAGGAAGAGGAAGAGGAAGAGGAAGAGGAAGAAGAGACTCTGATGATACCACCCAGAGGGAAACCCAAAGGTGTCAAGACATCGGTCAAGGCGGAAGTTCGGATGATTGAAACATTACCACCAGGGATTGTAAAGAAGGAGGGATACATTGGCTACTCTCATATTTAAAGTATTCCCCTGTACGTTCCGGCGATATAGTAGACATTCTCGAATCCAAGTTCCTCTAATTTCTCTGCCGCAAATCTGGCCCTTTGTCCAGTGTTGCAGTAGACGAGTAAACCCTTCTTGGGAAGTTCTGTGGTGGTCTTTTCATTGATCTTGTCCACAGGGATATGAAGTGCTTTGGGGTAGTGTCCTGCACGATACTCAGTGATGGTGCGAACGTCGATGACCTTCTTTATCTTACCCTCCTTGATGAGCCTTCTAGCTTCGGAGGCGGACACGAGGTTCTGTCCCATATAAGTGTACGCGAGGGCACCAGTGAGGGCACCGGCTATGATAAGTGGTATCATTTAGTATTTGTGGGGATTTTAACTTCGACATGTTCCATCTCGAAACAGCATTGTGCGTGACCATCATAAGTTCTCTTACACGCTTTACAGTAATAAAGAATAGGAGCTTCCATAATATAAATGGCACTTGGAAAAAAACAGGAAGTCTCTACTCGTCTGACACCCGATGAAATGGCTAAGCGTTCGATGGATTTTCGTATTGCCGCGATGGAAGAGGCACTTAAGGGTGAAAAGGTTCGATACAAGTCTAACTGTGACTCGGATAAGTTCAAGGATTTCCTTGAGGACCGACTCACAATTTGGGAGGGAGAAAAGGACAAGACCTTCCATGGGAAGGGAATGTATGAAAAGACGAAAACTTTGATTGACAATTGGAATTAATTACCGAAAGCGACACCAGCCATACCATTCTTCACGCGGAGAATGTTATAGTTGACCGCATACACACGGTGCAGCGAGTTACCACCCGAGGGGTTGGTGAGGGTGAGCTTAGCGTTATCGATACGAGAGAAGTTAAGCGACCCAGTGGGCTGCATCTTGCTCATGGTCAGACAGAAAGGCCACGAGAAGGTGGGCAGATCCTCGAGAATATCATCGGGGAGGTCGGTGCAGTGCATTTCGGGAACGACGGTATGGTGGTACACGTTCGAAGTGTCCTCGAAGAGGGGGACACCGTTGATGTAAAGGGAAGTTTTATCGAATGTGAACTCGGAATCCCAGTCATTACCAGCGGTCGTGTTACCAGAGACGAGGTGAAGCGACTTGACGGGGTGGTTGAAGTAGCTAAGATCAATCTCGGTGTCGGTGCTAGAAGCGGGTTGGTATTGGGTTTGGGTAATGAGAATCTCGTGTTCCTTGTCGGTGAAGAACTTACGTTCCTCTGTATCGAGGTACACATAGTTTCCGAATACCTTGGGAGTACCGACAGGGGTGTAACCATCACGGCACTTGATGCGAATCTCCACATCGTGGTACTGGAGCGCAACGAGAGGGAGCGACTTGGTCCAATCCTCGCCGAAGAAGAAAGGGATCATGTAGTGGTCACCACCGTGGTTAGACTTTAGGGTAGAAGTTGTAGCAGCCATCGACGCCTTCGCAGTGGTGTCACGCATGAGGGGGTTGTGTACACCCTGAACGAAGAGAGAATCAAGTTGGGAAACCAACTGTCCACCAATCCAGAGTTGGAACTCAGTGGGCTTAGAAGCGGTAGAAGAGAACAGACCGTTGGGGTTGTTCTGTACATTGGAAACGAGAGTGTCTTCGATCCAAATGTAGCTCATGAGATCACCCTTAGAGCGAATAGGGACGGTGATTTCGTTGTTCGCACCGAAGGTACCGATGTAATCCATACGCTCAGGCTTCATAGCGAAGTTGGTGTAACGTTTGTAGTTCTGGCGGAAGAAGCTGACCTGGGGTTCGCCCGTGATGTAGACATCCTGGGCACCCACCGACACAAGCTCAATTAAAGCGGCAGACATTTATTAGTAATTGATATTAAAAATTTGGCTCATAGTATACATATGGTGGTTTTCCAGGCTTTGACATGGGAACCTAGAGACACAGAAGAAGAACACCATGTCAGTATATTTGGGAAGACTGAGGATGGTAAATCGGTTTGTGTGACTACATCATTCAATCCGTACTTCTTCATAAAACTTTCATTTGGGACGTCACAACAAACAGTCAATGAAATCTATAATCTCCTGTGTAGGAAATGTCCCGAATGTGTCACTTCATATTCTATGGCCAAGTCCAAAGATGTTTGGGGATTTCAAAACAACGAAGAGTTCTTTTTTATGAAGATCAACTTTACGAATCTTGCAGCCCGTCGTCGTGTTGATGGGTTTTTGAGAAGACCTGTCGACCTTTCTTCTGGAACAAAAGTGTTGAAAGTGTATGAGTCTAACCTCGATCCAGTTCTTCGCCTGATGCATCGAACTGGTATTCAATCAACTGGTTGGATCGATACTGGTGACAAGTGTGTGAGATCGCATCTCGCCAAGGTGGACATAGATCTATGGTGTAACGAGTGGTCTTCTCTGAAGCCAGTGGATCGGGATGATATTGCCCCATTCGTTGTGGGATCATTTGATATTGAGTGTAACAGTTCCACGGGTAAGTTTCCAGATGCAGAGGTTCCTGGTGATGCTTGTTTTCAAATTGCAATTTCTCTCTGTAAGTTTGGAACTGATGAACCATATGAAAAGGTATGTTTATGTTACAAGAAGACAGAAGGTCCTGATGTCATAAGTTTTGAGACTGAACGGGAAATGCTCGAAGCGTTTCATAAGTATCTACACGATAAGAACATTGATATCATCACTGGTTGGAATATTTTCGGTTTCGATCTTGAGTATATTTACAAACGAGCTCGTTATTGTGGATGCAACCCAAACTTTTTCAAACTTGGTAGATTGAATGATGAATCTTGTCAACTTACTCTGAAAAAATTGAGTTCAAGTGCTTTGGGGGATAACTTCTTGAAATTACTTCCGATGTCTGGACGATTTATTTTCGATATGTTCCATGAAGTTAAGAAGGGATACAAATTGGATTCGTACAGTTTGAACAATGTTTCAAAGTTGTATCTCGATGACCAAAAGATTGATATGTCCCCTAAAGAAATGTTTGCTCGCTACAAAGAGGGTGATCCTGTAAAGTTGGGTGAAGTTGCTGAGTATTGTATTAAGGATACTTTACTTCCACACAAACTCTTGAAGAAGTTGTGTACACTCCTCAACCTCCTGGAGATGGCTAAAGCTACTTGGGTACCTCTATGTTTCCTAGTTGAGCGCGGTCAACAGATTAAGGTATTTAGTCAGCTCACGAAGAAGGCTCGAGAGCTGGGTTTCATGGTACCTACGATTCGATACGGTGCGATTCCTGAAGAACCTTACGAAGGTGCGACTGTACTTGAGGCACAAAAGGGTGCATATTATACACCAATCACAGCCCTAGATTTTGAAGCATTGTACCCTTCAATCATGATGGCCCATAATCTGTGTTATTCGAGCTATGTGATGGATGAAAGGCGATATGGGAATATACCAGGTGTTACCTATGAAACCTTCAATATTGGTGATCGAACGTATAAATTTGCTCAAGGTGTCCCTAGTCTTTTACCGGCGATTCTTCTTGAGCTCAAACAGTTTCGAAAGAAAGCAAAAAAGGATATGGCGGCTGCGACGGGTGGAATGAAGGAGGTTTACAATGGTAAGCAGTTGGCTTATAAAATCTCGATGAACTCTGTATACGGTTTTACAGGGGCTGGTAAAGGGATCTTACCCTGTGTTCCAATCGCATCGACGACGACATGTCGAGGTCGTGGTATGATCGAGGAGACGAAGACCTATGTCGAGAAGAACTTTCCGGGTGCGAAGGTAAGGTATGGTGACACCGATTCAGTGATGGTTGAGTTTGATGTAGGTGATCGAAAGGGTGAGGAAGCTGTACAGTATAGCTGGGAAGTAGGTGAGCGCGCAGCTGAAGAGTGTAGCGCCCTTTTCAAGAAACCAAACAACTTGGAACTCGAGAAGGTTTACTGGCCTTATTTTCTCTATTCAAAGAAGCGGTACGCCGCCAAGCTTTGGACAAAGGGTAAGGATGACCAGATGCATATGGATTACATCGACATCAAGGGACTTCAAGTTGTTCGTCGAGACAATACTCCACACGTGAGGGAAGTGTGTAAAGAACTCCTCGATGTAGTTCTTGATGCCCCTGAT